CTACGCTCTCAACGGTGCCCGCTGGTACATCTCCAGCCTCGGCTTCGCCCTGGCGATGCAGCGGCTCGACATGGCCGCTGGCGGCCGGGTCTCGGTCGAGGGTGGCACGGGGCTCCAGTTCGCTGGGTTCCCGGTGGAGATCACCGACCAGACCCATTCGACCGACACCGACTTCACCGGCGAGACCATCGCCTACTTCGGCCGGCCCGACCTCTGCGGAATGTTCGGCCTGAGGTCGCAGTTCGCCACCCGGATCAGCACCGAGCGGTACGTCGAGTTTGATCAGACGCTCTTCACCGGTGTCGCCCGCGGCACCATGGTCTGGCACTCGGCTGGCGATGCAACCACGGCTGGTGCCATCGTGGCGATCAAGGGTGCCTGATGACCCGCCGGCGTCCTTCACTCACTCCTGACATGCCCCGGAGAACGCTTCCATGAACCGTCTCGAGAACACCAAGACGCTGGCGAGCCTCTCGGACGACATCACGTCGTCTGCGACCCACTCGCACGAGATCGACACCCTCGGCTTCAAGTACGCGAGCATCGACGTGGCTTTCGAGAAGGTCGCCGCTGCCGGCACCAACTCGGCCGTCGCCCTCGTCTGCAAGCTGCAGCACGGCGACACCACGTCGGCCTACGCCGACATCTCGGGCTACGTGGGCGGCACGTCGTTCACGATCCCGACGCCGGCCAACACGAGCTCCGACGTGGTGGTGCGGTTCGATGTCGACCTCCGCGGGAAGAAGCGGTACGTGAAGGTGCTCGCCACCGGCAACGCCACCGGCTCGGTCTACTCCGTGGCTCGACTCGGCAAGCCCGAAGACGGCCCCGACACCGCCGCCGAGAAGGGTGCGTCGGTCGCTGTCGCCGGCTGAGCTTGACGCCTCAGCCAATCTGAACGCCCAAGCGGGCGGCGGGTAGCCCCCGTCGCCCGTTTCGCGTTTCATGGAGGAGCGATGCTCATAAAAGTCGGCGACACCACGGTCGACGTTCGCGTGCATGCCGTGCTGTCGATGCCGCGGCTGAGTTTCACCAGCAACCATTTCGGCTGGTGGAAGGCGTTGATGCCCCTCGGCATCGAGCCGACGATGGGCTCGGGCGCGTTCTGGGATCAGGTGAACAGCCGGATCTTTGAAAGCGTCATGGACAACAACGAGTACATCCTGACGCTCGACTACGACTCGTTCATCCTCAAAGAGGATGTCGAGCACCTCTTCGCCCTAGCCCTGACGTTTGGCTGTGACGCTCTCGCTCCAATCCAGACGAAGCGTGAAGACGGCCGGCCGATGTTTACCATGCCGGGCACGCTCGACAACCCACCCGAAGACGGCACAAACCACGTTCCTCGGGAGTGGTTCTCCGAGCCTGTCCAGCAAGTCGACGCCGCCCACTTCGGCTGCACCATCATCAGCACCAAGGCCCTCAAGCGGGCCCTGAAACCGTGGTTCTGGAGCAAGCCCGACGCCGAAGGGGGCTGGGGCGATGGCCGGATCGATCCAGACATCTGGTTCTGGAAACAGTGGAAGGCCAGCGGCAACCGCTGCTTCGTTACGCCTCGCGTGGTGATCGGCCATGGCGAGTACGTGATCACGTGGCCCGGCAAGGATCTGTCGAAGCCGGTCTACCAGTACACGACCGAATACAACGGCCAGGGCAAGAAGCCGGACACCATCTGGAGCGCTGGCTGATGCCACAGACCATCAAGATCACTCGTGGCTTCGGCCGCTACGTCAAAGGCCAGATCGTCACCATCGGCGGCGGGGTGGCTGACGTGTGGATCCGCATGGGCCGGGCCGTGGCTGTGCCGACTGCAGAGCCAAAGATCGAGACCGCCTCGCTCGAGGTCGTGGCCGAGACCGCCGACCGGACACCCAAGCGGAGGAAATTGCGATGAAGCACGTTCGTAGCCTGAGGCGCACCAGCGGCCCCGAGGTCGAGCCTGTCAGCGTGGCCGATGCGAAGCTGCATCTCCGCGTCGACAGCGAGACCGACGACACCTACATCGCCGCGCTGATCTCCGCGGCCCGGGAGTGGTGCGAGGTCTACACCGACCGCACGTTCATTCACACCCAGTACGCCATCACCATGGACACGTTTCCGTGGGAGATCGAGCTGCCGCGGCCCCCGGTCGCGGTGGCAGCTGGCTACACGGCCACGGCCGTGGCCTACGTCCGCGAGACAGGCGGCACTGCCACCCTGCCAACGAGCGAGTACCGAGTCGACAGGAACGCGGAGCCGGGCGTCATCCGCACGGTCTACGCTGGCACGTGGCCGAGCCACCTCATCGACCGCAACAGCATCACCGTCACGTGGTGGGCCGGCTACGGCGAAGACGGCACCAAGGTGCCGAAGGTCGTGAAGTCGGCCATCCTCATGCTCGTGGGCTTCTGGTACGAGCGGCGGCTGGCGGCCGACCAGGCCTCGGCCAACGAAGTGCCGTTCGGCGTTCAAGCCCTGCTGGACTCGATCAAGTGGGGGAGCTACCGATGATCGACTTCGGCACGCTCCGCGAGCGGTTGACGGTGCAAGTGGCCAGCGGTGCCACCAACGCCCTCGGCGAGACTGTGCTGACGTGGGCCAACAGTTCTGCTGTCTGGGCCAGCGTCGAGGGCGTGAGCGTCCGCGAGGCCCTTGTGGCAGGCCAGCAGGAAGTAAGCATCACCCACCGGGTGCGGCTCCGTTATCTCCCTGGCCTGACGCAGTCGCACCGGTTTGCGTGGCGCGGTCGCACCCTGGAGATCGTGTCGTTGCTCGAGCGGAACAACCGGGCCGAGCACGAAGCCATTTGCCAGGAGGGCCGCAGTGCGTAAAGGCGTCGAGGTGACAGTCGAGTTCCCCGAGCTCAACAACCTGAAGCGGGCCTTCAACAACCTGCGCCCAAGCCTCGCCAAGAAGCACATGGGTGCGGCGATCCGTCGCACCCTCAAGCCAGGCGTCGATGCCCTCCGCAGCACCACGCCGAAGGGGCCGACAGGCAACCTTCGCCGGGCGATTGCGTCGAAGGTGAAGACCTACTCCAACGGCGGCGCTGTCGGGCTGGTTGGCTACACGGCCGCCGGCAGCGGCAAGACCAAGCCTGCGGCCTCGGGCACCGTGAAGAAGGGCAAGAACCTCGGCTACCACATGGGGTTTCTGGAGTTCGGCACCCGGGAGCGGCACACCAAGGGGCCGATTGCCTCAAGCTTCAAGCGGCTCGGGCCGTTCAAACTCAAGAGCAACACGAGCCTCTTCCGCCAGAGCCGCCGGCTCACAGGCCAAGCCCAGCGGATGCTCCTGCGGGCCAGCCGGCAGCGATTCCAAGACGAGGCCTCGGCAGCAGCTCTCCTGCGGAGGGGTGCTCAAGGCAAGCTCTCGCAGGCTGGTGCCAAGTTCCGGCAGGCGGCTCAGGTGCGCACGTCCCCGGCATACCCGCTGGCGTTTTTCAAGCGAGCCGCCCGCGGCCAGCGTGTCTACCTGTCGTCCATGCCCATCGGCGGCAGCAGCGGCCAGCCTCCGGTGAGAACGGCCTACGAGCGAGCCTTGCCGGAAATGCGGGCCACCCTGCCTGTCGAGATGGCCAAGAGCGTCCGTGCGGCCCTCCGCGACCTGGCCGACAAGTTCCCGCCGAAGCCCGGCACCCGCCGTGCGCCAGCCACACCCTTCTAGGATCCTCGCCCCATGGCACTCAAGAGCCCAGAGTCTGTCCTGCGGGCCGCCCTGGTGGCCAATGCCACAGTGTCGGGTTTACTCGGCACCAAGATTTACCCTTTGGCGGCCGACGCCGATGCCACGCTGCCGTGGGTGACGTGGCGACGTTCAGCCATCCGCCGTCAGGCAACGCTCTCTGGGCCGATGGGCGTGCCCAATGTCGTGATTGAGTACGACATCGTGGCCACTACCTATGAGGCCGCCAGGACGCTTGCAGACGCCATACGCGGCGTTCTGGATGGTTACAACGGCACCGCCGACAATACGACTGTGAGGCAGACGAGCCTTGAGGATGAAAGCGACCAGTTCGCGTCCCTCAATGGTGCCGAGATGCCCGACCTGTACATCGTCCGTCAGACCTACGAAGTTCTTTGGCAGGAGACATGACGCATGGCCGACACTCCCCATGATTCCAGTGGCACGACGCTCAAGTTTCCCAACACTGCCGCGTCGAATGCCTACGTCGTCACAAACATCGTCTACAACCTCACCGACCCCGGTGCCGACGACACCATCGACATTTCGCACCTCGGTCTCACGACCGGTGCCGAAGTGCTGTCGCAGTCTCGGCCGCTCTCGGGGTCGGCCACCGACACGGGCCGCGAGATCTCCTTCGATTTCATCGGCAAGACGCCGCTGGCCGACAAGACGACCGGCACTCTGACGATCACCGGCGGGCTGGCCATCGCTGCTGCCGGCACGGTGCGTTCCTCGACGATCACGCTTGCCACCAACGACGTGATCAAGGGTTCTGCCACTATCCGCATCGCCCGAGTCTGACCCGCGGGAGGCTCCCGTGGCCACCTTTTCCACCGGAATCTCCGTCACGTGGGGTGGTGTCTCGTTCCTTGAGGTGACCGCCGCGGCCCCGAGCTACGCCGGCGGGCCCAGCAAGGGCCGCTCCGTGGTCTGGACCGACGAGGCCGGCACGTGCACGGTCGAGTGCTACGGCACGGCCAATGTCTCTTCGGCCGAGTACGGCCTGCGCAAGCAGCTGGTGATCAGCGGCGCGGGCGTCAGCTTGACGACCCAAGCACTCTATCTGGGGTTCACGCAGACGCCCGAGCTTAACGGCGTCACGCGTTACACCGTGTCTTTCAAACTCCTTGATGGGTGATCAATGCCGCTCACAGCCGACGATCTCAAACGGGCCTGCCGGCCCAACATCACGACGGTGAACATCCCCGGTCTCGGGGAGGTCTGCATCCGTGCCATGACGCTCCGCGACCGCGACAGCTACGAAAAGGCATCCGTCGACGGCGGCGGCAAGCTGCCCCACGACTTTCGCAGCCAGTACCTGTCGCGGTGCCTGTGCGACATCGACGGCAAGCTGATGTTCCCGGGCCTTGAAGGCGTCGAGACGCTCCAGGCCCTCGACGCGTCCATCGGCTCGCGGTTGTTTGATGCGGCCATCAAGCACAACCGGATGACCGAGACCGACATTCAGGATCTGGCAAAAAACTCAACGCCCGGCCAGAGCGGCGATTCGCCTTCCGCCTCGCCGGGCATCTGAAGATGACGGTTGGCGAGTTGCTCGACAGGATGGATTCGGTCGAGTTCTCAGAGTGGATCGCGCTGGATCGGTACTACGAGCGAATCGGTGACGACTGGTTGCAGACAGGGATCCTCGCCGCGGCGTCCCTCGCCCCCTACAGCAAGTCGACCTTGGACCCCCGGAAAATCATCGGCCTTGATGACCACGCACCGCGTCACGCCACGCAAGACGCTGACGCTCTAAGACGCCTTCAGGCTGACCTCGGATGAGCACGCCACTCGCACTGTCGATGCAGATCTCGGCGAGCACAAGCTCTCTGGCTGCGTCCGTGCGCGATGTCAACACGCGGCTCGACTCGATGGGCCGGGCCGGCAAGCAAGCGGCCTCCGACCTCAGCGTGCTCAAGACCATCGAGATATCCCGGGCCTTCCTGTCGGCCGTGACGAGCGCCGCCAGTTCGTTCCAGAGCATGGTCGTCGGTTCCGCCTCGGCCGTCGCTGCCATCGACGACCTGTCGAAGCGTACCGGCGTCTCGAGCACCGCTCTTCAGGCCTACCAGTTTGCGGCGGATCAGTCCGGCGTGAGTATCGAGACGTTCGGCAAGTCGCTCCAGAAACTGACGATCAACCTCGGCGAGGCCCAGACCGGCAACGGCGCGGCCATCAAGGCCTTCACCGACCTCGGGCTGTCGGTCCAAGAGCTTTCGACGCTCTCGCCGCAGGTGGCGTTTGAGAAGATCGCCGCCTCCATCGCCGCCCTCCCAAACCCTGCCCAGCAGGCCGCGGCCGCGGTGAGCCTGTTCGGCAAGAGCGGCGTCGACCTGGTGCCCGTCTTCCAAGAGGGGGCCGGCTTCCTGCAGGAAATGCGGGAAGAGGCCGAGCGGCTCGGCACGGTTCTCTCTGAGGACCAAGTCGGGGCCCTCGCCGGGCTCGATGACTCCATCGCCAAGGTCTCGGCGTCGTTCAAGGGCCTCACGTCGCGCGTCGTGGCCGAGTTCGCCCCGGCGCTCACTGTCGCCGCCGATCAGCTCTCCACGTTCCTCGGTAGCCTCGACGCCCGCGACATCGTCGGCAACCTGTCCGCCTCGCTCGGCAATCTCTCCGATGTGGCCTCTGCCCTCGGGAGTGCCTTTGAGCTGGTGTCTGCGGTGTTTACGCCGCTGGCTGAGGTCGTCTTTCCGGTCGTCGCCCAGACGCTGGGCTTCCTTGCCGCCAACATCGAAGGAGCGGCCCTAGGAGCCCTTCTCGCGGCCGGTGCCTACGCGGGGTACTCGCTGGCCGCGGTGACCGCCACAGGGGCCACAGTGGCCTTCACGTCGGCCCTGCGGCTCCTGCTCGCCTCCACCGGTGTCGGTCTTCTTGTTGTCCTGCTAGGCACCGCGGCAGGGGCCTTCCTGCAGTACCTCACGGCCGGCGACCAAGCCACCACAGACATCTCCGCTTCCATCGCCGAGAACAACGCCCGCATCGAGGAGCTACGCACCAACCTCCAAGATGCCAGCGTCGACGCGGCAGATTTCGGCAAGGAGTTCCAGCAGGCCTTCAAAGTCCCCCTCGATGTCACCAACGCCTCGCTGACGCAGGGCGTGGTTGACGAAGCCGGCCAGGCCTTCCGCCGGCTCGCTGCCGACCTCGGCACGGTCGACCTGGTGCCCAAGGAACTGCTCGACGCCTTTGAGCTGCTCAAGTTCGACATCGACAGTGCCAACGACGGTGCCAAAGACGCGGCCCTTGCTCAGCAGTTGATCGCTGACTCTGCCGGCGAGGTGCTGCGGATCACCGAAGAAATCAACGCTGCCCGCCAAGAGGAAAAGGCTCGCATCGACGACGTGGTCGACGGCGTTCGGCAGGCTCAGGAATACGAAAAGCGGCTCAAGGAAGAGCAACGGCAAAGGGTGGACGAAATCACCCGCCGCGAGCTCGAGGCCCAAGCCCAGATCGAGCAGCGTGTTGCCGATGTCGAGGCTCAGCGGCTCAGCGGCCTGCGGGGCCGCAACAACGAGCCGCTCAAGGCCGCAGACATCCGCTCGAGCGAAGGCATCGGCCAGTTCCTGGCTCTGGCCACGGGCCGCGAGGATCCCGCTGTCGCTGAGGCCCGCAAGCAGACCAACGAGATCGTGGGCCTGCGGCAGGATCTGCGTGAGCTGCAAGCTCAGAAGGCCGAAATCATGGGTGGTGCATGAGCGTTGTCTCCTACCGCGAAGTGCTCCCGCGAACCTTCAGCCACAAGCTCGGCGAGCCGCCCCGCGCCGGCACGCGGTGGGTGATCACCGTCACCGAGCCGATCACGCACCAAGCCGCGATCAACACCATCGGCATCTTCCACGGCTCGTCACACCCCGAGTACAGCTACCTCGTCTGCACAGATGCCCAGGTGACCGAGCCTGACCGGCACCACGTCGAGATTGCCTACTCGTTTGAGGTGCCGCCGCCGGGCTCCGAGGGAGGCTTTCAGCCAAACCCTCTGGTGCGGCCCGACGTGTGGGAGTTCACGACCGGCGGCTCTCAGGTTCCCTGCCTCGTCTACTACGAAGGCAGCGGCAACAACACCCCCATGCCGCTCACCAACGGTGCCAACGACTACTTTGAGGGGCTGACGGTCAACGAGGGCGAAGTGCGCCTCACGATCAGCGGCAACCGGCCGACGTTCCCGGCCTCGCTCGCGGCGGCTGTGACCAACTCAGTCAACACCGGTGCGTTCCTGTTTGGCACGGCTCACCAGTGGTTCTGTGCCGGCATCAGCGGCCGGCAGAGCAGCGAGGTCGTCAACGGCCTGGTGGTGAACTACTGGCAAGTCGGTGCCGAGCTCGTCTACCGACGATCAGGCCACGATCTGCTGCTGCCGCACGTCGGCTGGCACTACTACTCCGGTAGCTCAAAGAAGCCTGTGACGGTGGTGGGCGACGACGGGCTTACCTACCGGGCCTCGTCTCCGCAGCCGATCAACGAAGACGGCACGCAGAAATCCGCCGGAAGTGCCCCCGACATCCTCACCCGCCGGATCTATCCCGAGGTGAACTTCACAACCTACTTCGGCACCCCGCCGTTCTGAGGAGCATTTATGGCCGACCTCACGTATTCAATCCAGACGCAGCTCTCTAAGGGTGCTCTCAACTACTCGTTCAACGCCTCGGGCGTGACGGCCGACCTGTCGACCACAGGCATGATCGCCACCACGCTCAACCTTTCCACGGCCACCACGGCCATCTCCACGGCCTCGATGTCGAGCGTGGGCCTTTGCATGGCCCGGTCGCTGGCAACGGCCGAGACGCACGTGGTAACGATTGGCCGGCTCGACGGCGCAACGCTCCACGGGTGCGTATCACTGCGTGGCGGCGAAGCCGCGGTGTTCCGCATGGCCCCCGGCAACTACGCCGCCAACGCCGCCGTGGCCGGCTCCCGCCTGGTGGTCACCATCACGGAGGGCTGAAGTGGCACAAAAGCCCAACGGCAAAGCCGACCGCGGCGACCGCATCGTTTTTACGCGCAGCTCTGCCGAGCGGATCGCCAAGGTGGTGCGGCAAGTCGAGGCCGGCCCGCGGGATGGAGCGGCGCTTCGGTACGGGGCGCACCTCGACGAAGGGCCGTTCATTCGCATGGGCACCTTCACTGGCCAGTGGGCCAAAGACACGGCCCGGGTGGTCACGCTCCGCAATGGCACGGCCACAGTGTCGGTGCAGAACGTGTTTAGCGTGGCCGGCTCGACCGCGACCGGCACCTACGACTGCTGCATCATCCGCGAGGGCACGGCGTGGTTTGCCATCCAAGGGGAGTGCGTGACATGAAAGGTGGCTTTGGGTGCTCGCCGTGTTGTGGGCCAACGTGCGAAGTCTGCACGCGCACCTGCACCGAGCCGCACACCGGCACCGCGTTCGAGCCTGTCTACACCCGCTTCTTTGAAGGCGTGGAAGTGGGCAATCCGGCCGACGGCTACCTCTCCGCATCGGGCGATAACGACACCTCCGACCCTTACAACGGCATGGACGGGACCGGCCCGTGGTTTCAGCAGGTCGGCGGCGGTTTTAGTGATGGCGGAAGCTACGGCGGTGGGACGCGGTTCCCTTGCACGTATCGGTTTTCTTTCTGGCGCAGCAGCTACACGCTTGGAACGGCGACGATCCCGCCGGCATCGACGGCGCTCACCGAAAACGTGATCACGGTGACCGTGTCTACAGGCGCAGTGGTGTTTCCCGATGGCCGAGTCATTACTTCGGCGGATGGCGCGGTAACGCTTACATCGGTGCCGCTGGTGTCGGGCGGCGCGTTGGCGGCCGATCCCAAGACCAACGACGGCACGGTGTCATTTGCTTTGCAGTGCCAGAACACCGAGACGACGTTCAGCGTCCAGGCTCGGATTGAGTGGAACACGCAGAAGCGGCAGCACGTTCTCTATGGGATCGTGCGGGAGTGCTACGAGGAGCCGGGCGAGACTGATAACTGCTGCCCTGAAAGCTCGCTGCCCAACGAATTGTATGTGACGATTTCAAACTACACTGGTACTGTCGGAACACTCTCCGACGGCACTCCACTCGTCTACAACGGAACGTACGTTTTAGAGCGACTGCCAGGATTTTGCGGCTACTACGTCGGCGACTGGGATTGGTCGTGTCTGTGTTGCGGTAGAAATCCTCTTGGCGAATCGCTCGGGCTTCAGCAAAAGATAATCGCATACACCGAACCCTCTGGATACCGAAGGCTGTTTTTTCTTCGTCACGCTTTTTTTTCTGGCGTCTGTCGCAATCAAGGCCTTTACGCTGTGTCTCAGACAACAGGCACATTATGCGGGACCGGCGTTATTGCCTCTGGATCAAACGGAACGAATTACCTCGACTTAACGCCGTGGCCTTACTTGAGCGGGACTTTGCAATCCGGAGCGTTCGACTGGGAGATCGAAGCATGACCCGCTGCGACCTCTCCGCCCCCGACGCGACCTGTCCCCGGTGCGGCTTCGTCAGCAAGTACCGCAACGCGATCCGCCAATGCCGCAAGCCGCTGCCGACGACCTGCGGCCCCGGCTGCCAACTCCGCCGGACGCTGGCATGGTGGGGAATCCGCGACGACGGCTCCTGCGGGTGTGATTCGTTCGCGGCAAAGATGGACGCCTGGGGCCAGGGCTGCTGGGACCACATCGAAGACATCGTCGAGCACCTGCGGGAGGCCGCTGGCAAAAAGGGGCTCCCGTTCGTTGCCACGGCCGGGAGAATCCTGGTTGCCCGAGCCATCGACGCCGCAAGGCGGGAGCAATCCAATGGCCAAAAAGCCGTCTCCGAAGCCCGAGAAGCGGACATGGGACGGCCTGAGTGATGACGACGTGACGGGGGCCGACGAAGCTGAAGACGCCATGCCGATGGAGTTCGGCCGCAAGACGAAGGAACCCAAGCGTGGCAAAAAGCACCCCGACAAACCGCCCGGCAAGTAAGTCGCTCTCCGACGCGATCCGCGCGGCCATCCCGCCCCCGCCCCGGCGCACGCTCCCCTGGCACGAGCGGCTCCCGGCCGAGGTGCTAGCCGAGCTCGAGGAACTGAAGCGGGAGCACCGGGCCGGCAAGCTCCCCGGCACTCGCGTGGCGTTAGCCATGACCATCTCCGAGCAGCTGCGGCTCCGCGGCCTGTCCGAAGTCGGCCTGCAAGGAGTCTCCGCATGGCTCAGAAAAAGCTGATCGACGCCGTCCGCGAGGGTGCCGCCGAGCAAGACAACCTGGACCGCGATGCAGAGCTCGCCCGGCTCCGTGCCGAGGCCGCCGGGCTCCGCAGTAAGTACAAGGCCGCTCTTAGCCGCATAGACGCCGAGCGGGCCAGGGCCGACGCAATGGCAGGCCTCCGCGGAATCGCCCCGCACAGGGCACGCCAGAGACCCGGCAAGGCAAAGCGACACGCGGCCACGATGGTGGTGCTCCTCTCCGACTGGCACGTCGAGGAACGCGTCGACCCGGCGACGGTCAACGGCCTCAACGACTACAGCCTGGACGTTGCCGACCAGCGGATCGCTGAGCTCGGCGAGCGGCTCGCCGTCATGCTCGAGCACGAGCGCCGGCTGGCCGACATCCGCCGCGTGGTGGTGTGGCTCGGTGGCGACTTCCTCAGCGGCCACATTCACGACGACACCGCCGAGCTCGCCCAGTTGGCCCCCCTGGCGGCCACGCGCTGGGCCGGGGAGCGGATCCGCGGATTCCTCGACGCCGTCGCCGGCCAGGCCGACGAGGTCATCGTGGCGACCAACTCTGGCAACCACGGCCGCAGCACCGACAAGTTGCGGATCGGCACCGAGATGGAGCACAGCTTTGAGCAGCATTTGTATTTGACCCTCGCCGCGGCCGAGACGAAGCCAAACGTCCGCTGGCACGTCGGCACCGGCTATCTCAACGTGCTCGACCTCGACGGATTCCGCGTCCGCTTCCACCACGGGCACGCCGTGAAGTTCCAGGGCGGCATCGGCGGCATCCACGTGCCGCTCAACAAGAGCATTGCCGCATGGGATGCCACCCTGCGGGCCGATCTCACGTGCCTCGGTCACTGGCACCAGTTCAGCTGGGGCCGATCCGGCCGCTACGTGAGCAACGGCTCGGTGATTGGACATTCGGCCTACGCTGTGCGGATCAAGGCCAACTACGAGCCGCCGTGCCAAGCGTGCGTTGTGATCGACCACGAGCGGCACGAGGCCACGAAGGCGTTTCCCCTGTTCTGTGACCGCGATCTGAGGAAGAAATGAACCTGCGCCCCGGCTCTGCTGAGTTCTCTGCCGTGCTCGACGAGATCGAGCAGCTGCACCTGCGAAAGACGCTCGACTACGGCTGCGACGAGGATGCCCTGAGCAACATCCGCTCGAGCTCAGACGTGATTAACGTCTCCCCGTGGGCCGGCTGCATCCTGCGGATCAGCGACAAGATGCACCGCCTGCGGAGCTACTTCCGCCGCGGCCGCGTCGAGTTCGACGGCATCGAAGACACGCTGATGGACATCGCCGCCTACGCAGTCATCGCCCTGGTGCTCTACCGAGAATCGAGGACGCCATGCCCGAGCTCCAGCCCCTCACCGAAAACGACCTCGTGCGGATCGAGCATCGAGCACGTCGATTTCAGGGAGCCTGGACCGGCACCAGCGGTACACTCGCGGCCGACGTGATGCGCCTGCTTGCCGAGCGGCGTAGGTTGCTCTGCGAGCTGTCGCACATGGAAAACCGCAGACCGCTCCCCGACAAATAGCCTGGCGTTTTCTCCCTTTCCGCCGGCCGCGCCGCCTCCACCGTCTCCTCCCGGTGGGGGCGGTTGCGTTTACCCAGCCAGCCACCGCAGCAGCAGAGCCACGGGGATCGTCACTGGAAGCCACGCAAGGGTCTGGCGGACGGTCATGGGGCCTCCTTGCGCTCTTCTGGCGTGTCCATTTCTGCAGCGTCACTTTCGGTCAAGAACGTCAGTCCATGCCGGTAATGATCGTTCATGAACGACTGAAATTGCTCAACGCTTTCTGGCTTCGCTAGCGGTGTTCCCATCGTGCCGCCGGCATTGACCCACAAAACAGGGATGCAAAGGCCGCAATCTTTGCAGCCGATGAAATAGTCCATGCTCATGACTGCTCCTCTGGTACGAACTCAGCGTCCTGGCTGAAAAGCTCTGGCAACCGGCTCACGGCCGTTTCGCGTGGCCGCACGATGCTGGGGTCGAGGTATACGGCAGTCGTGCGAGGATTGGAATGCCCAAGGTGCTCCGAGGCGTTTCCCCCGGCCGCGGCTAGGTAGGAGGCCGACGACTTGCGGATCGAGTGCAGGCCCCGCACCTCGACGCCGGCCCGCTTGCGGAGCAGATCCCACGCCGCGTAGAGCGAGTGCTGCTTGCCGGGGTATCGCCAGACGAGCTCGCCAGGGGCACCGCGATGCAGCTTCAGTTGATCGGCCACGCTCTGGCTGATAGCCCGCACTATGTCACGGGATCGCCCCTTGCGGGTTTCCGCGAGGAACGTGACCTGCAGCCCCTCGAGGTCGACCTCAGACCAGCGGAGTGCCATGAGGGCCCCTCGCCGCTCGCCGGTCTCAAAGGCCACCCGGATCAGCGTCTGCCAGAACCACGCCACGGGCAGATCCCCATACCACGCCCGCTTGCCTGTCGCGGCCGCGGCCATGAGGGCCTGCATGGCATCAACGGTCGCTGCCTTAGGTGTGCGGTGGACCAAATGTGTCCGGGGCAGGCTTGGGAAGTGCTCCACCATCCGCTTCCTGGCGGCGAAGTTCCACAGGGTGCATATCTGCGCCTTGTGCTTGGCAATCGTGTTGGCCGAGATCGGCCTGCCGGCACACTTGCGGCCGACGCAGTGCTGGAGGAACCGCGAAACTTCCAGATCGTCAAAATCGGAAATCGCCGGCTCCCGTCCAAGAAACGTCGCCCACTGGTCGATGGTTCCTCTGTAGATCACCACGCTACGTGGCGTGAGCTGGTGCAGCGGTGCGTACCGCTCCACCAGCAGTTCACGGACTGTCATTGAGATGCCCTCTGCTTAGCAATCTGTGCGCGATTCCGCCCCGTGATGACCACGGGTAAACGGCTCCTCCGCGCGACCGACGAAAGCCAAAGTACACAACTGCACAAACGTGCAGTCCCATGCCCTCCGCTCCAAATTGGCCGGTCTAGGAACTGTACGCAGGCCGCGACCGGCTCATCCGAGGCACTCCGTTGCACATCTGTGCAGCGGAGGTAGCATGGGGGGATGGTCGTGGCTATCGAAGACACACAGGGCAGGGTTCTCGTATCGGTGCGTGAAGCAGCCGAGAAGTACCCGTGCTCGATGTCGTACATCCGCAAGCTGATCCGCACCGGCCGCGTGTTCTCCAAGAAAGTGCACGACCGAGCCAGCGTCGTTGACCTGGCGGAAGTGCTCGACATCGCCGAACGCAACGCCACGGGGCGAGAACAAAAGCGTTCCGAGCGGTTCTCTGCCAACTGATTTCTAGCCATTTATAGGCCTGAAATCGTTCTTTCCAGCGTCTTGGTGAATACCCCTTGACGATTGGTTCCGACGCTGTCTATGCTTCGCCCCACTGGTTCCGACATAGGAACCAGACGGTGCTTGAGGCTATCCCCTGACTCTCAGGAAGTTTCAAGCCAGCCTTGCCAATGGGGCTGCGATTGAAGGGGACACCTTGTTTCGCTAGCGGTGCTTGCATGGCCGCACGACCGGAATATCCTGCCTAGACAGAACTGAACGCCTGTTCACCAACCCGTTCGGAGGAGGAACGAGATGGACGCACACAAGAACGAGTACGAAGCCGCCGTCGCCGGCATGGCCGACATCTACGGCCGGCCGCTGCCAGAGCGGGGCGAGGCTGTCCGCGGCGTCAGTGCCGGCAAGAGGTGGAGCGGCAGCTGCGTCCACTCTGACCAGTTCCGGCTGATCGTGGAGATCGACACCGAGTCGTTTGTGACGGTCCCCACGTCAGACCTCGAGCTTGATTGACGCCCGGCGCACGCTGCACGTGATGAGAGGACCGGCTGGCGGCAGGAGGCCGCAGGCCGGAAGGAGTGGTGCGGAGCACCAGTAGCAAGGACGCAACAACCACCCCGCCGAGCAGGACGCAGAGCGGGTTTTCTTGATTCCAGAAACCGGAAAGAGGGGGAGACGATGACAACAGGACTGACCACGACCGAGCCGCGGGGCCTCACGCTCCACACGGTCGATGAGGCGATGCGATTCGGGAAGATGCTGGCCTCCAGCCAGTTCGCGCCCAAGGATTTTCAGAACAAGCCCGAGAGCTGCATCCTGGCCATCCAGCACGGGGCTGAGATCGGCCTCGGGCCGATGCAGTCGATCCAGAGCGTGGCCGTGATCAACGGCCGGCCCTCGATCTGGGGCGATGCCGCCCTGGCCCTCGTGATGGGCTCGCCCGTCTGCGAGTACGTCAAAGAATCTGTAGCTGGCGACGGCGACAAGATGGTCGCCGTTTGCGAGACCAAGCGGCGCGGTTACCCGGCCCCCTCGGTGACGCAGTTCAGCGTTGCCGACGCCGTTAGGGCCGGGCTGTGGGGCAAGTCGGGCCCTTGGACGCAGTATCCGAAACGGATGCTCCAGCTTCGTGCTCGAGGCTTCGCCCTGCGTGACGCGTTCCCAGACGTTCTGAAGGGCCTCGTGACCGCCGAGGAAGCTCAGGACTACCCGGCCGATACGCAGGCTCCCGCGGCCCCGCAGAAGCCCGAGCAGCCCCGCCTAGAGGCCAAGGCTGTGGCGACCGACGACCGCATGGGCAAGGCGAGATTGGCGATCAACGCGGCGAAGACGATGGCCCAACTCGACCAGATCGTGCGAGCCGTGAACGAGCGGCACGCCGATGGGCTGTTTACGGCGGCGAACGTCGACGAGCTGCTGAACCTCGCCAACGGCAAGAGCGAGCTGATCCAGGGCGATGCCTACGAGGAGCCCATTCATGCCCAAGGTTGACGAAGACCGCGTCCGGCCACGGCCCGAGGGCGATCCAGCCAACGGCCCCTGGCACAACTACATGGAGGACCAGGCCGAGCAGGAACGCAAGGCCCGTTTCATCCGAGACGAGGAGCTCGGGTGCTTTGCTCACGAGCGTGATTGGGAGTCGGTCGGCCTGAAACAATTGCTCTGCTCCAAGGAGTCGCCGGCAGAGCTTTTGGTAAAGGCGTTTTACCTCGGCCGGGCATCGGCAAACCGGGAGCGTCCACACGCTCGGCGGATGGTGAGCGAGGCGTTGAACGCGTGCCACATTCGTTACCAGCGGGCGGCGGCTGAGGCGTTCTCTGTGATCCTGCAATCAAGGGGTGCGGAATGATTCCAGACGGCTGGCACTACGTGCCGCATGGATCCTCCGAGCCGGTGCAGGCGATGGCACCGCTGATCGGCGGCTACGACGACGGAAACACGGTCGAGATCGGATCGTGCGAGGAACTGCCGGACCACCTCGAGGTGCCCGGCAAAGAGCACATGCACTACTACGCCCTTGAGCGTCGTGGCCACACGTGGGTCTACGTGTTCGTCATGTCGGAGCGGAGGGCTCTGGCATGACCACATTCAACGGCCAGACCTATTTCGATCTAGACGCCGGCGAGCGTGCCCGCGACGTGGCCCTGGCGGCTGTCGGCGGTGCCGACTGGATCGAGCGAGCCTCCGCGGTTGTGCGAGCCGAGCTCGCCGGCCAGGAGGTGCTGGCCGAATCGTTCCGCGTTGTCTGCGAGCGGCACGGGATCGGGCCTGAGCATCACAACGGCTGGGGTGCGCTCACGATGGCGCTTGCCAAGCAGGGCACGATCACGGAGACGGGGCGAATGGCCAAGAGCCAGAGCCCGCGGAGTCATGCGAGGCGGCAACCAGTGTGGAGGGTGGGGTGAGCGCGACGTGCTTTGAGTGCGGCCGTTTCGCCTCTGTCAAACACCATGTCGTTCCTCGGTCTCGCGGCGGAACGCGAACGGTCGATCTCTGCGGCGTATGCCACGGGCTTGCTCACCATTGCGACCGAAACATGAGCACGTCGGAAATTACGCGAGAGTCTCTCAAAAAGAAGATGGCGCAGGGATTGCGAGTCGGCTCAGTTCCATTTGGTTGGGGCGTTACTGAAAGTGGTTCTCTTGTTGAGATTCCTAGTGAACAGCACGTGCTGCAGAGGATTTTTAAGTACCGCGACTGTGGGATGGGTTTCCATTCGATTGCACGTGTGCTTACGGCTGAATCCATCCCGACCAAGAATGGCCGCAGAATGTGGTACGGCTCAACGGTTCATAGCATTGTGCATCGTCAGTTCGGAGGCCGGCGCAGGAAGCTCGTGTTGTTTGATTGATTGAAGGAGTTGCGAGGGGCATAGAGTCACACAATGGAGGTGTTGAATGGCTGAGCAGCGGCAGTTGTCGGTTCACGATTTGAACATTGCTGATGCGTACCAGCGAGCAATGATCGGTCATCAGATCAACCGGATTGCAAAGCGCTTCGACGACGATGCGTTTGGGTCACTTCTGGTGGGCCGCCGCAAGGACGGAACCTACTGGGTCGTGGACGGACTTCAGCGGCTTTCGGCCGCGAGGAAGATCGGTCGCAATAGAGTGCCATGCCGGATTTTTGAATCTGAAGGCCCGCAGCACGAAGCCGCCGTTTTCCGAAAGGTCAACAAGGACCGCTCAAACGTTAACGCGGTCGCTTTGTTTAAGGCCCTGCTTGCGGAGGGAGACGAGGAATCCATTGCAATCCATGAGGCCGTTGCGTCTCTGGGCCTCAAGATTCGCGTCGAAAGCGGCAAGGGTGGCGTTTGGCCATGGGTTAAGTGCGTGAGGAGCGTCCAGAGGTGCTACGGCCGCGGCGGATCGTCGCACCTAATCGACACCTTGCGTGTCCTGTGTGAGTGCTGGGGAGGCGACGACGACGCGCTTCGTGGCGACATCATCGACGGAATGAGTCTGTTTCTGCACAAGTGCGAAGACATTGACCGTGCTCGCCTGGTCAAGAAGCTGCGGACAAAATCTGTCGCTGACGTGCTTCGGTTTGCGTCCGGCGTGCGGAAGCTGATCAGCAGTTCGACCCGACCGGCCGCAATTGCTCATGGCTTGCTGAAGTTTTACAACGCCGGGCTTCGTGACAAACGTGAGCTGGCAGTGGAGTGACTTTCGCCGCCCCCGTGATAGGCACGGTGCCGCTTCGACGCGGCGGGGCGGAATTGATTGGTGATGGACGGCATGGCGAGGCGGCACGGATGGCACGAACACGAAACATCAAGCCGGGCTTCTTCAAGAACGAAGACGTTGCGTCGTGCGA